ATGTCAGCAACAAAAGGCTTCGAACAGAATTTTTCTGTGATCTATAAGTTTGACTCTCTGACCATCAGCCATTCAACACGCAGCAAATCCATGATTTTCAATGCCAGGGTAAAAAGCCCGCCAATCTTATCCAATGCGGAAGTGATTCAGACAATGGAGATAACAGTCGAGCAGGCGCGGCATATCGTCAGTGAGCTACAAAAACGGATTGATTATATTGATGCTGGGATCAGTGATGCAGGTGTGAACTATTTAAATTAAGGCCCGGTGCAGTGGTGAGTTACAGATGTATCATACGATTGAAATAGGCCGGGCAATTAAGCCCGGTTAATTCGTTATTCTGGCGCTGCCTGTCAGTTAAACGGATTCTTAGCCGAGGATACGAATGTAACGTAGCGCTCGTCATTATCGTCTATCTCTTCAATTCCGGGATAAACCGCCTCATCCTGGGGACTATAAAAAACAGAGCTAATTTCTTTTTTCATGGCGTCTTTAAAGATAACGTATATTTTCATCATCATCAGAATGTGTATCCAGTTGAGTAAATGGTGGACGGTACGGGTGTTCCGCCGAAACCAATCTGGTAATAAATCTTCTGAGGCTCAGCGATCATCAGATTGGAAAAAACAGATGAAACGCCAGAGTTGTTATTTCCCTGAGTTTTGAAACCAAGGGGATAAGACCTTGATGACACGCCAAAGGAGTTATTAGTTGCTGCGGCTGTTGAGTTGATAAGCCCCCAGCCTTCCATTGTTTTCGCATTTTTGGGAACAGCCATTGAAATGGATAGTTCGGTCAGAGAGGGAACGGTGTTTGTAACAGTAACAAGAGGGATTTCACGCGTGTTGATTGTCCTGTTCATCAGTTCACCTACTGTGAATTGAGATGACGAAACCGGCCATACACTAACCAACGCTGACGCTGTAAATCCAGCAGGCATATTTGCACCGCCGTATACCTCCGGGGCCAGTGTCGTTGTTGCATTCACCGCCAGTAATGCTGTTGCTCCGCTAGTCGGATTAACAATCGCGTACAGAGCAATAAAACCTGACGTCGGCACGGTTCCCGTATCCATTCCGCCTGCGCCAGTCGTGGCAAGGTTAATCGTCTTATTGAATGCACTTAACCGGTATTGCTGACCAGCACTTGTTTCAACAATGAGTTCATCAGCAGTAAAAGTTGCCGATGACGAAGCTGCGACGACGCTCATGCGGGTATTCCTGGACTGGCCAACAACCCCCGAAAACGATTCCCGCAATTGAAGGTTTGCGAAAGCCTCTGCAACAGCTGCAGCACCGTCTGACTTAATGTCAGCGAACGGGTGAGCACGACTCAGAAGCAATGCTTTCAGCGCCGTCAGTAACTGGTTACGTTTCAATTTGTCCAGGGTTGCGCCTGATCCCTCAACTACACCAGCGAGTTCCTCCTGGATTGAGTCAAAGTAATCATCATCCAATGCCGTGGCCGGTACGCCAGTTTGTGGGTTACCACGGGTAAAGCCGTTCTTACCCGCGCCAAATTTATCAACCTGGGCGGTTGGGGTATCAATACGATGCATAAAAGGTTACTCCGGGTATAAGAAAGTCACATAGGTGTGCGATGGGCAAAGTTTGTTAATGACGCATTCAGCGGTGGTGTCGCCCCATGTTCTCAGGCTGTCGCTGCAAACTGAGGCGCAGGTCATGTCTGTTATCTGGGTGACATTCGGCATGTTGACCTGCCACCAGTAGCGCCACTCGTCTGAATAAAGCGAATCAATGCAGGTCGAAGTGCAGCGAAAAACATCACTTTCAAACTGAGTGATGGTGGCATCCGGATAGCCCAATGCCGCCAGTTGTGCCAGATANCCAACAACCCCCGAAAACGATTCCCGCAATTGAAGGTTTGCGAAAGCCTCTGCAACAGCTGCAGCACCGTCTGACTTAATGTCAGCGAACGGGTGAGCACGACTCAGAAGCAATGCTTTCAGCGCCGTCAGTAACTGGTTACGTTTCAATTTGTCCAGGGTTGCGCCTGATCCCTCAACTACACCAGCGAGTTCCTCCTGGATTGAGTCAAAGTAATCATCATCCAATGCCGTGGCCGGTACGCCAGTTTGTGGGTTACCACGGGTAAAGCCGTTCTTACCCGCGCCAAATTTATCAACCTGGGCGGTTGGGGTATCAATACGATGCATAAAGAGTTACTCCGGGTATAAGAAAGTCACATAGGTGTGCGAAGGACAAAGTTTGTTAATGACGCATTCGGCGGTGGTGTCGCCCCACGTTCTCAGGCTGTCGCTGCAGACAGAGGCGCAGGTCATGTCAGTTATCTGGGTGACATTCGGCATGTTGACCTGCCACCAGTAGCGCCACTCTTCTGAATAAAGCAAATCAATACAGGTCGAAGTGCAGCGAAAAACATCACTTTCAAACTGAGTGATGGTGGCATCCGGATAGCCCAATGCCGCCAGTTGTGCCAGATAAAAACCCTTGTTAATCCCGCCAGTGACATTAATTTTTGCATCCAGCCGTTGTTGCCGCTGAGCCAGGGTCTGCACACCGGGCGGTGCACATGAATCCGGCAGACCGGTTAATTGTTCATAGCGATCAATTAACTCGGTGGTGGTGCGCGGATCAACCTCCAGCATCAGGCTATCGCCGCGCTGATGGGCGCGGGAGTAGGACGGTGCCAATCCCAGCAATAGGGGATCATCCCCCTCCCATGCCGGGCCGCGCGGCAGCAGGTTTGTTAATAATTGGCTATAGCTGTCGGTTAAGTCCATGTTAGCTCTCCCACAATCGGCAATTCTGTGGCAGCCAGCGGGATATCATCGGTCGGGCTAACCAGAACGTGCTTATATTCCCCAGTGGCAATACTGATAGCCTCGCTGATACGCGAGTGATCCAGTGTTCCACCCGGCACCCCATCACGCAGAAACATAGCGCGTAACTCAGCAATGACCGCATAGCGCACTTCTGGTGTGTCGGGGGTGAGGCGAATATGGAACGGCACCACTTTTGCCACTGGCGCAAGGATATAGAGGCTGGCCCCTGCCACCGGAGCCAGCGGCAGAATGTGATCACGCACCGCGCCGACTACGGCGTTATCCGGAATAGGGTTTTCAAGATTGCTATTGGCCACCATCACACCGACCGTGCCGGTTCCCATCCAGTGGCGATAAGTCCAGGCGCGAGTGACGCCAGGTACCTCTTTAGCCCAGATAATATAGTCAGGATCAGAGCCGCCTTGCGGGGTGTAATACCACCGCTCAATGACTCGCGCCCGCCACTCGTCCACTGGCTCCACATCAGTACCGCCCTCAATGCTGTCAGCGGCGGCAGATGATGGCAAACCGTTAATCGGTTGNAGATTACTCGCGACTTTAAGGTATTTGGTGTTCGTTTCACTACCAATAAGCAGTTTTATTGAGGCCAGCACCTGAGCACGATCTGTTTTCTTTAACGTAAGGCCCGCCGCCTCAACAACTCCCGCCAGTTCTTCCTGCACGGCATCAAAGTAATCATCATCCAATGCCGTGGCCGGTACGCCAGTCTGTGGGTTACCACGGGTAAAGCCGTTCTTGCCCGAGCCAAATTTATCAACCTGGGCGGTTGGGGTATCAATACGATGCATAAAGAGTTACTCCGGGTATAAGAAAGTCACATAGGTGTGCGATGGGCAAAGTTTGTTAATGACGCATTCAGCGGTGGTGTCGCCCCATGTTCTCAGGCTGTCGCTGCAAACTGAGGCGCAGGTCATGTCTGTTATCTGGGTGACATTCGGCATGTTGACCTGCCACCAGTAGCGCCACTCTTCTGAATAAAGCAAATCAATACAGGTCGAAGTGCAGCGAAAAACATCACTTTCAAACTGAGTGATGGTGGCATCCGGATAGCCCAATGCCGCCAGTTGTGCCAGATAAAAACCCTTGTTAATCCCGCCAGTGACATTAATTTTTGCATCCAGTCGCTGTTGCCGCTGGGCCAAGGTCTGTACGCCAGGCGGTGCGCATGAATCCGGCAGGCCGGTTAATTGTTCATAGCGGTCAATCAATTCGGTGGTGGTGCGCGGATCAACTTCGACCATCAGGCTATCGCCGCGCCGATGGACGCGGGAGTAAGACGGTGCAAGCCCCAACAGTAGGGGATCATCCCCCTCCCACGCAGGGCCACGCGGCAGGAGTTTTTTTAATAACTGGCTATAGCTGTCGGTTAAGTCCACGTTAGATCTCCCACAACGGGCAGCTCAGTCGCGGCCAGCGGTATATCATCGGTCGGGCTGACCAGAACGTGCTTATATTCCCCAGTGGCAATACTGATAGCCTCGCTGATACGCGAGTGATCCAGTGTTCCACCCGGCACCCCATCACGCAGAAACATAGCGCGTAACTCAGCAATGACCGCATAGCGCACTTCTGGTGTGTCGGGGGTGAGGCGAATATGGAACGGCACCACTTTTGCCACTGGCGCGAGGATATAGAGGCTGGCCCCTGCCACCGGAGCCAGCGGCAGAATGTGATCACGCACCGCGCCGACTACGGCGTTATCCGGAATAGGGTTTTCAAGATTGCTATTGGCCACCATCACACCGACCGTGCCGGTTCCCATCCAGTGGCGATAAGTCCAGGCGCGAGTGACGCCAGGTACCTCTTTAGCCCAGATAATATAGTCAGGATCAGAGCCGCCTTGCGGGGTGTAATACCACCGCTCAATGACTCGCGCCCGCCACTCGTCCACTGGCTCCACATCAGTACCGCCCTCAATGCTGTCAGCGGCGGCAGATGATGGCAAACCGTTAATCGGTTGGGTCAGCACCATGCTGATACCATCGTCAGTATTACCCAAAGTGCCAGCCACCGAGCAAATCACCGGTACCCGCAGAACCCCCGCAACAGCAGTCGCCGTCGCCGTGGTGGTGTACTCCTGCAAATCATCACGTTGAATCACTCTGCCGGCAGGCACTTCAATACCGTTGGTGACCCCCTCCCANTCTCCCACAACGGGCAGCTCAGTCGCGGCCAGCGGTATATCATCGGTCGGGCTGACCAGAACGTGCTTATATTCCCCAGTGGCAATACTGATAGCCTCGCTGATACGCGAGTGATCCAGTGTTCCACCCGGCACCCCATCACGCAGAAACATTGCGCGTAACTCAGCAATGACCGCATAGCGCACTTCTGGTGTATCTGGCGTGAGGCGAATATGGAACGGCACCACTTTTGCCACTGGCGCGAGGATATAGAGGCTGGCCCCTGCCACCGGAGCCAGCGGCAGAATGTGATCACGCACCGCGCCGACTACGGCGTTATCCGGAATAGGGTTTTCAAGATTGCTATTGGCCACCATCACACCGACCGTGCCGGTTCCCATCCAGTGGCGATAAGTCCAGGCACGCGTGACGCCGGGCACCTCTTTAGCCCAGATAATGTAATCACCATCAGCGCCACCCTGTGGGGTGTAATACCAGCGCTCGATGATCCGCGCCCGCCACTCGTCCACTGGCTCCACATCAGTACCGCCCTCAATGCTGTCAGCGGCGGCAGATGATGGCAAACCGTTAATCGGTTGGGTCAGCACCATGCTGATACCATCGTCAGTATTACCCAAAGTGCCAGCCACCGAGCAAATCACCGGTACCCGCAGAACTCCCGCAATAGAGGTCACCGCCGCCGTGGTGGTGTACTCCTGCAAATCATCACGTTGAATCACTCTGCCGGCAGGCACTTCAATACCGTTGGTGACCCCCTCCCAGCGCACAAAACCGGTCGCCGTGGCGGGTTCCTTGCGTGGGCAGCGTTTCATATTGCCGTGACGCGCTAACCAATCCTCATCGCACTGANGCGCTGACCACGGCATTATCCGGGATGGGGTTTTCAAGATTGCTGTTGGCCACCATCACACCAACCGTGCCGGTTCCCATCCAGTGGCGATAAGTCCAGGCGCGAGTGACGCCAGGTACCTCTTTAGCCCAGATAATATAGTCAGGATCAGAGCCGCCTTGCGGGGTGTAATACCACCGCTCAATGACTCGCGCCCGCCACTCGTCCACTGGCTCCACATCGGTACCGCCTTCGATGCTGTCAGCGGCAGCAGATGATGGCAGGCCGTTAATCGGTTGGGTCAGCACCATACTGATACCATCATCGGTATTTCCCAAAGTTCCAGCCACCGAGCAAATCACCGGTACCCGCAGAACCCCCGCAACAGCAGTCGCCGTCGCCGTGGTGGTGTACTCCTGCAAATCATCACGTTGAATCACTCTGCCGGCAGGCACTTCAATACCGTTGGTGACCCCCTCCCAGCGCACAAAACCGGTCGCCGTGGCGGGTTCCTTGCGTGGGCAGCGTTTCATATTGCCGTGACGCGCTAACCAATCCTCATCGCACTGATCCGGTAACAGGTTGCGGGCCAGATAATCGATGTAGCCGTAAACCGTATGCACCGCCGCCGCATGCAC